GAGACCGCGCCGGCCCGCTCTTGTCGCGGTCGCAGGTTTCCGCGCTGGGGATTTGCCACGACCCGGACGGTGGTGCGCTGATGGGCCGTCGCGGACCGAAGCCGGAGCCGACGAACCTCCGCATCCTCCGCGGCAACCCCGGCCGGCGACGCTTGCCGGACCGCGAAGTCCAGCCCGACGCGACCCCGCCCGCGTGCCCGGACCACCTCGACGACGAAGCGCGTCGCGAATGGAACCGCGTCATCGGCGAGCTGTCGCGTCTCGGCTTGGTGACGACGCTCGACCGCGCGGCGCTCGCGGCCTACTGCCACGCGTGGTCGCGCTGGATCGGCGCGGAGGCGAAGCTGAAGGAGTTCGGCACCATCATCAAGTCGCCGAACGGCTACCCGATCATGAGCCCGTATCTGTCGATCGCGAACACGGCGCTCAAGCAGATGCGCGACTTTCTCGTCGAGTTCGGCATGAGCCCGCAGGCACGTCACGGTCTGGAGACGACTCCACCGAGTGAGCCCCACAACCCGCTCACGGCCCTCAAGGCGAAGAAATCCGCGGCGGCGACGCGCGCCTGACGATCCGGTCACCGCGTACGCGCGGGCCGTGGTCGCGGGCGACATCCCGGCGGGTCGCGCCGTCCGTCTCGCCGGCGCCCGTCATCTCGCAGACCTCGAGACCGGTCATACGCGCGGGCTGCGGTTCAACGCCGGGCTCGCGCAGGCGTGGATCGACTTCTTTCCGACGATGCTCAAGTTCCGCGAAGGCGCGCACGCCGGGCAGCCGTTCCAGCTCCAGCCGTGGCAGCAGTTCATCGTCGGCTCGCTCTTCGGCTGGCTCGGCGCCGACGGGTTCCGGCGCTTCCGCACCGCGTACATCGAAGCGGGGAAGGGAAACGGTAAGACCCCCCAACTTGCGGGCCTCGCCATCGGCGGCATCATGTTCGACGACGAGCCGGGCGCGCAGGTGTTCTGTGCCGCGGTCACGCGCGAGCAGGCGCACATCATGTTCGACGACGTGAAGAGCATGGTGGCGACGTCGCCCGACCTGGCGGCGCAGCTCGACGTGACCGAGCACAACATCGCGCACCTCGCGTCGGGCTCCTTCATCCGCCCGGTCTCGTCCGAAGGGCGCTCGCTCGACGCCAAGCGCGTGCATATGGCGCTCATCGATGAGATCCACGAGCACCCGACGGAGATCGTGGTCAACAAGCTGCGCCTCGGCACGAAAGGGCGCCGGCAAGCGCTCATCCTGGAGATCACCAATAGCGGCTTCGATCGGCACTCGATCTGCTACCAGCATCACGATTACTCGCTCAAGGTGCTGGACGGCGTCATGGAGAACGATGCCTGGTTCGCTTATGTCTGCCAGCTCGACGTGTGCGACGTGCACCGCGCGGAGGGCAAGCCGTCGCCGGTCGACGGCTGCGCGGCGTGCGACGACTGGACGGACGAGCGCACGTGGATCAAGGCGAACCCGAATCTCGATGTCTCGATCACGCGCCGCTATCTGCGCGAGACGGTTGCCGAGGCGCTCGGCATGCCGGCGGCGCAGAACATCACCAAGCGCCTGAACTTTTGCATCTGGACGGAGAACGTGACGCGGTGGATCTCGATCGACGACTGGCTCGCGTGTGCGGGGCCGGTCACGCTCGCCTCGCTGCGCGGGCGGCGCTGCATCGCGGGCCTCGATCTGTCGTCCACCAGCGACCTCTCGGCGCTCGTGCTCGTCACGCTCGACGAGCCGCGCGAGGTGTTCACGCACTTCTGGATCCCGGGCGACAACATCCTCCAGCGCGTGACGCGGGATCGCGTGCCGTACGATCGCTGGCGCGACGCGGGCCACCTCACCGCGACGCGCGGGAATGCGATCGATCACGACGCGATCGTGGACTACATCACGGCGCTCGTGGACACGCACGGCGTCGAGCTCGTCGAGATCCCGCTCGATCCGTCGAATGCGAGTGCGGTGATGACGCGCCTCACGGCCGCGGGCCTCACGCCGGTCCCGATCCGCCAGAGCTTCGAGAACATGAGCCCGGCCGCCAAGGCGGTGGAGGCGATGGTGGCGGCGAAGCGGTTCCGCCATGACGGCAACCCGGTGATGGCGTGGTGCGTGCGCAACGCCGTCATCGAGCATGGCCGGCAGGAGATGATCCGGCCGATCAAGGACACGCGGACGGAGCGCGTGGACGGCATCGTGGCGCTCGTGATCGCGATGACGCGCGTCATCGTGCAGCCGGAGGGCGGGAGTATCTACGAGCACCAGGGGCTCGCCTCGGTATGAAGATCGCGATCGAGGTCCTCCGCGACGCCCTCGTGTTCGGCGGTCTGGCGACGACGGGCACGGGACTCTGGTGGCTGCACCCGCCGTCGGCGCTGATCGTCATGGGGTGCGCGATGATGGCGCTTGGCATCCTCGGGAGGTCTCGCTGATGGCGCTGGTGGACCGACTCCTCGAGCGGCGATCGTATGAGCGCAGTCTGATCTCCGACCCGGCCGCGTGGCTCGTCGCGATGTTCGGCGGCCGGGCGACGGCCACGGGCCGCACCGTCACGCCTGCCACGGCGATCGAGGCGCCGTCCGTCTTTAGCGCCGTGGCCGCCGTCTCGGAGACGATCGGCTCGCTCTCGCTCGATGTGTTCCGCCGCCTGCCCGACGGCGGCAAGCGCGAGGACCCGGATCATCCGCTCTTCGACCTCCTGCACACGCAACCGAACCCCGAGCAGACCGCGATGACGTGGCGCGAGATGCTCCAGGCGCACGCGATGCTGTGGGGCAACGCGTACTCCGAGATCCAGCGTAACGACACGGACGGCCGTGTCACCGCCATCTGGCCGATCTTCCCCGACCGCGTGCGCATCGAGCGGCGCGCGGGCCAGCTCGTCTACATCGTGAACGTCCAGGGCCTCCGAGGCGCCACGGCCGTCGACGAGATCGCGATGCCGGCGTACAAGATCCTGCATCTGCGCGGCCTCTCCCTGGACGGTCTGCTCGGCGTGCATCGCGTGCGGCTCTTGCGCGACGCCATCGGCCACACGCAGGACCTCGAGGAGTACGGCGCGCGCTTCTTCGGCAACGACGCGACGCCCGGCGGCGTGCTCGAGCATCCCGCTCGGCTTGGTCCGCAGGGGCGCGCGAATCTGCGCCAGTCGTGGGAGGAGCTGCACGGCAACGGCCTCAGCAATCGCCACCGGCTCGCGATTCTCGAAGAGGGCATGAAGTTCCACGAGATCTCGGTCGAGAACGAAAAGGCACAGTTCCTCCAGACGCGGCAGTATCAGCTCGGTGAGATGGCGCGCGGCTTCCGCGTGCCGGGCGTCGTGATCGGGCACGACGACAAGACCGCGACCTACGCGAGCGCGAAGGAGTTCTGGCAAGCGTACGAGGGGCACACGGTGCGCCCGTGGGTCGTGCGGTGGGATCAGGCGCTCGAGGTCTCGCTGTTGACCCCGCTCGAGCGGAAGACGCATTTCATCCGCCACAACATCGATAGCTTGCTGCGCGCCGACCCGCAGGCCCGCGCCGAGTCGCTCCGCACGCAGTTCCTGCACGCGACGATCACGCCGAACGAGTGGCGCCGGCTGGAAGGCCGCAACCCGAGTGCTGATCCGAACGCGGACAAGCTGTGGATTCAGGCGAATCTGATGCCGCTCGACACGCCGCCGAAGCCGCCACCGTCCGCGCCCGAGCCGCCGCCGGTGCAGCCGATGACCCCCGACGAGATGCCGGATGACGTGCGGCGCATGATCGAGCTTGGCGGCCTGCTCTCGCGCGACAACGCCGCCCGCGTCGTGCGCCGCGAAGTCGAGACGGTGCGCAAGCTCGCCGAGCGCGAGGCCGCGGATGCCGAGGCATGGCGCACGGCCGTCGATCAGTTCTACGCGCGGCATGCGGCGTACATCGCTGAGCTGCTACACGTCTCGCTCGACGCCGCGCGCACGTACACGGCAGACCATCGCGCGCGCCTGCTCGCCGACGGCGTCGGCGCGCTCGAGTCGTGGAACGGCGACGCGGAGCAGGCCCTGATCGCGCTGGCCCTCGGCCGCGGGAAAGGATAGACGACATGCCCGAGATGGAAGTGCGAGCGGTCGAAGGGATCGAGCTGCGCGCGGAGGCGGGCCAGCCGCCACGGCTGATCGGCTACGCCGCCGTCTTCAACTCGCGGAGCCAGGACCTGGGCGGCTTCGTCGAGATCATCCGACCGGGCGCGTTCTCGCGGACGCTCGCGGCGAAGCCGGACATCCGCGCGCTCGTGAACCACGACCGCAACCGGATCATCGGCCGCACGACGAACGGCTCGCTCAAGGTCGCCGAGGATGAGCGCGGCCTCCGCGTGGAGATCACGCCGATTGACACGCAGGCGGGCGTCGACATCGTCAAGGACGTGCGCGCCGGCAACATCGACGGCATGTCGTTCGCGTTCTTCACGCCCCTCGGCGGCGACCGCTGGGTCATGGGCGCGGACCCGCCGCTGCGCGAGCTGGTGAGCGTCGACCTCATCGACGTGTCCCCGGTCGTCTATCCCGCGTACCTGAAGACGGACGTCGCCGTGCGCGCGTTCGGTCAGGAACGGCAGGCGTGGAAGATCGCGGAGGCGCGGCGCCGGCGGCTGGCGGCGGCCGAGGCGGCGATCGCGCGGCGATGAATGGGATGATCGAGTGGCTCGCGCTCGTCGTCGGCGTCCTTTCCGGCGTCATCGGCGCCGAGGCCATCCGGCGGTTCCGTGTTCGCCATCAGCGCCGCCAGCAACCGCGATACGGCTCGTCCTATCCGTTCCTGTACAGGCCGCTGCCACCGATGCCGCCGATTCCTCCACCGCCATCAGGGAAGCGACCGGTCCGGCGATGACCTCCCGGCCGGGCGGGTTCTACTGGGTCAAGCAGGACGGCCGCTGGCTCGTCGCGGAATGGACCGCGGCCGGCTGGCTGACCCCGCATGGCGTCTACGATGACGGCGCGCTCGACGCCGTCGGCGCGCGCATCCCCGAGCCCGAGGCGCCGCCCGAGAAGTGGCCGGGCGCGGGGTCCGGTCACCAACCCGAGACGCGAGAATCTTGACATCCCGAATCCGCGCGCGGTAGCGTAACCCCGATCGCAGACGGTTCCAGCCGCCAGGTCGGGCCCGATGGCCACGACGGGCTGCGAGCGACACAGAGCCACGCGACTCCATCGAGGCGCGTGCCTGTAGGTTCCACGGATCTTCCAAAGACCCCCGTGGTGACCTCGGCACGCGCCTTTCGTTTCTCCGCGTTCCACGGGCTGATTCCTCGCGCGCGACACCGGGTCACCGGAATAGGAGCCCCCGATGACCCTGGTGGAGATGCGTCAGCAGCGCGGCGCGCTCGTCGAGCAGATGCGGAAGCTGCAAGAGCGCGCGACGCTCGAGAACCGCGACCTCACGGCCGAGGAAGGCCAGGAGTTCGACCGGATCGACGCCGAGCAGGATGCGCTCGGCAAGCGGATCATCCGCGACGAGCGGATGGAGGCCATCCGGCTCGATCTCAACCGTCCGACCTCCGAGCCGCTGCGCCCCATGCCCGGCGACGAGCATCGCGGCGGCGCGCCGATCGCGAACCCGCGCGCGACCCCGGCGTACCAGGCCGCGTTCCGCAACTACTTGCTCGACGGCCCGGCGGCGATCCTCACCATGCCCATCGCCGAGCAACGCAACCTGCAGATGGACATTCTCGCGAAGGGCGGCGCCCTCGTGGCCCCGGAGGAGTTCAACGCGACGCTCATCAAGGCGGTCGACGACCTCGTCTTCATCCGTCAGTTCGCGACGAAGTACACGGTCACCTCGGCCGAGGCGATGGGCGTCCCCACGCTCGACGCGGATCCGGCCGACGCCGACTGGACCTCCGAGCTGGCGACGGGCTCGCTCGACACGACGATGGCGTTCGGCAAGCGCGAGCTGAAGCCGCACCCGCTCGCCAAGCAGGTGAAGGCGAGCAACAAGCTGCTGCGCGCCTCCGCGATCGGACCGGAGGCGCTCGTGCGCGACCGCCTCGCGTACAAGTTCGCGGTGACCGAGGAGAAGACGTTCCTGACCGGCTCCGGCAACCAGCAGCCGCTCGGCCTGTTCACGGCCTCGGCAGACGGCGTCCCGACGTCGCGCGACGTCTCGACGGGGAACACCGCCACCGCGATCACGGCCGACGGGCTGATCGAGGCGAAGTACACGCTCAAGGCTGCCTACTGGCCGCGTGCGCGCTGGATCTTCTCCACGACCGCCGTCAAGAACGTGCGCAAGCTCAAGGACGGCAACGGCCAGTACCTGTGGGCGCCCGGCCTCGCCGGCGGCACGCCCGACACGATCCTCGATGTGCCGTACTCGGTCAGCGAGTACGCGCCGGCCACGTTCACCACCGGGCTCTACGTCGGCCTGATTGGTGACCTGTCGAAGTACTGGATCGTCGACGCGCTCACGCTCACCGTCCAGCGGCTCGTCGAGCTCTACGCCGCGACGAACCAGACGGGGTTCATCGGTCGCGCCGAGGTCGACGGCGCGCCGGTGCTCGCCGAGGCGTTCGTCCGCGTCAAGCTGGCCTGATCGAGAGAGAGAGGAAGGAGATCCCCTGATGGGCATGCTCGAAGAGCTCGACGTCAGCCAGGTGCTCGGCTACTTCGCGGCGGGCACGACGAAGCGCACGAGTTCGATCCTCGACATGTCGGGCTGGGAAGGCGTCGTCTTCGTCGCCGGCCTCGGCACGCTGCTCGAGAACGGCACGCTCGACGTGTTCGTGGAACAGAACACCGCGAACCAGACCAGCGGCATGGCGCGTCTCGCGACCACGACCGCCTACACCGCCACGGCCGCCGACGCGCTCCTGTCGCAGTCGTGCATCGTCGTCGACGTCTTCCGACCGCAAGAGCGTTACCTCCAGTGCAACATCACCCCGGCGGCGGCGAACGCCGTCATCCTCGGCATCGTCGCGATCAAGTACAAGGGCCGCAAGGCGCCCGTCACGGCGGGCGCCACCGTGCTGAAGTCGACGACCCTCACGGGCGCGGCCGAAGCGTAACGCAACGATCCCACGCGGTCACCCCGCGTCCACGTGACTACTCCGAGCGGCTCGGACCAGGCCGGGCCGCTCGGGGGCAACCAAGGGGGACACGACGATGCCTGACGCGACGTACGAGCCGCTCGTCTATCGCAAGCAGGGCGGCAACGAGCTCGTCATCGCCAGCGGCGGCAAGGTCACGGCCGAGTCGGGCGCGGCGCTGCTGGCGCCGCTGACGCAGAACCTCCGCGCGCGCGTCGCCATCGCGGACGTGAATGCCGGGTACACGCTCGTCCCGGCCATCGCGGGCTACAAGCACCGGATGATCGACTGCCACATCACGGCGATCGGCGGCGCGGCGGGCGCGGTCACGACCGTCGACATCCTCGGCACGCAGTCGAGCGCGGCCAAGCTGGTGGCGTTCGCGCAAGCGAACCTCACGCAGAACACGATGATCCGCGCCAACGGCACGGGCGGCACGATCCTCGCCGCCGGCGCCTCGTTCACGCTGAACGACGCGAACACGGCCATCACGATCGGCAAAACCGGATCGGCCGTGACCACGGCAACGCACTTCGACGTCGTGCTGCTCTACGCCACCGAGGCGGCCTAGGCCGTGTACGCCGAGCAGTACACCGTCACGCTGACGACCGACGGGGATGGCGCGGCGACGGGCTACACGCCCGTCGTCACCGGGCGGATTCTGACCGTGCGCTACGTGAAGACCGACTTCGCCGATGGCGTGGACGTGGATGTCACGCTCGAGGCGACGGGCGAAGTCGTGTGGGATCAGGACAACGTCAACGCCTCGGCGACGGTCGCGCCGAGGCAGGCGACGCATTCGACCGCCGGGGCCGCTCTGCTCTACGCCGCCGGCGGCACCGCCGTCACCGACTACGTCGTGGCGGTGCAGGATCGCGTCAAGATCGTGATCGCCTCCGGCGGCGACACAAAAACCGGCGCGTTTCACGTGGTCGTGGGCTGACATGACCTCGCTCACCCTCGTCTCGCCGCCGCATGAGCTCGTCACCGTCGAGGAGGCGCGCGCGTACGTGCGGCAGGACGGGACGGCGGACGACACGATCCTCGCGCTGCTGGTGGCGGCGGCGCGCCAGCACATCGAATCGGCCTACGGGCTCGCGCTCGTCACGCAGACGTGGGACTGGCGCCTCGATCGGTTCCCCGACGCCTCCACGACGGCGCTGCGCGTGCCCCTGCCGCCGCTGCAAGCGGTCCTCAGCATCACCTACCTCGATGCCGACGGCGACACGCAGACGTGGGCGACGGATCAGTACACGGTCGACGCGACGAGGTCAGAGCCGCCGACGCCGGGCCGGATCCTCCCGGCCTACGGGGTTTCCTGGCCGTCCACGCGCGACGTCGTGAACGCGGTGACCGTCCGCTTCACGGCCGGCTTCGGCACGAGCCCGGCGACGGTGCCGCCTCCGATCCGCTGGGCGATCCAGGCACTCGTGGCGCACCTCTACGCCAACCGCGAGCCGGTCATCCTGACGGGCGGGGTGGGCTCGCCGGTGGCGATGCCGATGCACGTGGATCATCTGCTCGCGAACTACCGGACATGGAGCTGGACGACATGATCCGCGCCGGCGACCTCCGCGACCGCATCACGCTCCAGCGGCTCGATGACGACACCGGCGCCTTCGCCAACTTTCCGACCGCCACGACCGTGTGGGCCGACGTCCAAGCACTCGGCGACGGTCGCTACCGCATCCGCATCCGCGACCGCAGCGATCTGCGCGCCAAGGCCGATCTCGCGCCGGCCGTGCGCGTGCTCTACGGGGGGCAGGCGCTCGCGGTGGAGGACGTCATCGAGGTGGAGCGGCGCGTCGAGACACATCTGATCGCGGCGCGCGTGATCGTCGAAACCCCGCAGCTACAGACCGGCGTGCATCGCATCGAGGCGTGGCCGGCATGAGGAGACACGGCGCATGATCACGAACGGCACCACGCTCCAGGTCGGCGACGGTGGCAGCGGGCCCGGCGCGGCCTCGGCCGCCGCGGCTGGCGGCAACACCGGCAACGGGACGATGGGCGCGATCACCGTCAGCGCCGGCGCGGTGCTGGGCGCCTACACGCTCCAGATCATCGCGGCGGCGACGAACGCGGGGACGTTCCTGCTCGAGAAGCCGGACGGGTCCCTCGTGGGCGTCGGGACCGTGGCGGCTGCGTTCTCGAAGGGCGGGCTCGCGTTCACGCTGGCCGACGGCAGCACCGACTTCGTCGCCGGCGACTCGTTCACGATCACGGTGACCTCGCTCGGCTCCGAGACGTTCGCGGCCATCGCCAACGTCATCGACATCGACCCGCCCGAGGTCTCCGTCGTCGAGATCCCCGACGTGCACCTGACGTCGAGCGTGCGCGCGACGAAGTCGGGCAAGCTGCCCGATCCCGGATCGGTGACCGTCACGTTCCAGTTCGTCGTGGGCAACGCGGGCCAGGAGC